CTCTCGCTTCAATAGCTTCAAAGAAACCTTCAGTACCTCTAGCAGTAGCAGTGATACCTGAATCGTAGAAATCTAAAGTAGCTCCAGTATTTAATTGCTTAACACCTTCAACCATAGACATTTCTAAGTAATCTTCCCAACGTAGCCTGTTTTCGTGCTCAGACTTTAAATACCATAGATAACCAGATGCTCCATTTTCAGAAGTAACTTCAATCCATCCTATTTGAGCAGTATCAGATCCATTGATTGAATAGTGCTCTTTAAGAATAATTGGAGAATTAGTAAATGTAGCATAGCTAGGATCTAGTTTTTCAGTAAAATTTCCAGTGCCTTTTGCAAATTCAGAGCCATAAGCAAGAGCTGTAAACCTCTGAGCATTTGTAATAGCAGGAATTCCAGTTAAAGATTTAACTTGGAAATAGTTACCAGAAACATTAGTTACAACACCTTTGATTACAGCACCAGTGCCTCCTACTGCAGATGTAGCAGAAGATTGAGCTTGAATCATAACTGTTTGTCCTTTACGGAAATTAACGGCAGTTGTACCTTGTGTAGTAATACCTAAGCTTGTAGGTTGAGCTGTAGGAACATTAAAGTTCAATACAACACCACCAGATGTAGATGCATTTGCAGTCCCAGGAGTTGTTCCTGAAGTTGGCATTGTAGCTGCAGCACTTAGATAAATAGCATTAGCATATCTTGTATGCAATCTGCCTTGCTCAGTCCAAATAATTTGGTCTGAAGTAGAAGGCATTTCCGCTGATACCATACGAAGAAAAGAACCTATAGATCTGTTTCCATATCTTTCAACTTCTTGTTCGTATACATCAGGTAAAAATTGTTGAGCCCACATATTAAATGAGCTATCTGTAAAATCAATATAGTTACCAGCGTAAAGAGCTTTGCTTTGGGTTGGTTGCAAAGCGGCTGGTACTCCACTTGTAAAAGCCATTTGTAAAAATTTTTAAAATTAAGTTATTTAGTCCATTTTATGCGAAGCTTATCAGAAGAGTTACCAGAAACAACTTTTATTTTTTGACCTGTTGGTGTGCTTATACTAGAATTGTCAACGCGAGGTTGCATATCTATATTTTTTGCTTTTTTAGCAGCATCTTTTATCGCGTCGGCACGGCCTTGCTCGTAAAAATGACTTGCTATTTTGTCAGCATTAGCACCAACATATAAAGCCTTATGATACTCTAAAGGCTTTTCAATAACAGTTTGTTCTTTGTCCATGAATAAATTAGCAAAGTTTTTAAAGTCACTCTGCGACTCTTTAACTTTTAGAGGATTATCAATCTTAAATCTATATTTGTTTTCACCAACCTTAAAATCAAAACCTTTGAATTCATCGTTAAAAACTTTATTCGTTTTTAAAGTAAAATCCTCTCTAATTTTTTCTGCTTCTTTTAAAGCTTCTTGATTATTATTATAAAGCTCTACCGCATCTTTATATTCTTCAGGTATACTGTTTTGCTTTCTTAACTTAAGATCTGCATAGTATTTTTCTTTTGAATCTGTAAAGTGCTTTTGAGCTTCATAAATTTTTTCTTTGAATGCTAATTGTTTTGCTTTAATTTCAGCTTGATCAGCTGTTTCTTCATCATAAGCAAAATCTTTTTGCATCAAAAAATTTATATCCTCACTGTTTAAATGAGGTTTAGTTTGCCTTAAATATTCATATATTAGTGTAGCATTATCTAGCTTAGAATAGTCTTTATTTAAACTAACATAGTCTTCTAAAGAACCACCCGTTTCTTGCATAAAGCTTACTAACTTTTCAATATCTTCAGGGTAAATATTTTTTTCTTCTACCGCCTTTTGAACTTCTTCAACAATTTCTTCTTCTTGTTTAGTTTGTTCAACTTGTTCTTCTTCGGTATCTTTAATTAATTCTAGTGGAGAGTCTATTTCTTGCCCCTGTTCTTTTTCGTTACTTTTATTTTCTTCTTCTTGTTTATTTTTTCCGGCAAGCTCTTTAGGCTCCTCTTCGTTTTTTTCTTGAACCTCTTCGCTAGTTTCGGATCCACCGCGTACAGGTATCTCATCTGTGCTTTGCTCTTGAACGGCATTTTCTTCTTTTTTAGCAGGAGGGGTGTCTACATTTACACGATATACACCGTCCTCTTGAAATCCATAATTAGAATCAACTTCGCCTTTGTCTATTGCATCTTGCAATACGTTGGCTTCTTTTTCTTGTGCTGAAACACTTTCGTTTGTTTCAACAGTTTTTACTTCAATTTGTTCTTCCATGATATAATATAATATAATAATTTATTTTACTTGGGTTCAAATCTTGATAAATCAAACCCACCTAATACGTCATTTCCTTTTGATTCAAATGATTTTTTAGGTTTTTCTGTTTTAGGCGGACCTGCTATAGACATTTTTTTATCCGCTATTTTTTCTTGCGAACGAGATTGTTTATCCGCTAATTCTTTTTGTGCTTTTAATTCTAATTCTTTTAATTTAACATTAAGCTCATATTCGTAGTACATGAGCTCTTTTTTTGTTTTAGCCTCTATTTCTAATTTTTTAATATCTAATTCGTTTTCAGCAGTAGATATTTGTACTGTAGACTCAGCTTTCATTTGAGCAGATTGAGCTTTAGCTTGCTCTATTTGTATTTGAGCTTGCCCTTGCGCTTCTGCTTGTGCAACAGAAGCTGCTTTAGCTTGCTCCTGATCCATTAAAGCTTTTCTTTGTCTTCTAATTTTTAAAAGTTGATTTGCTAATTTAATATTTTTTATATCTCTAATATCAATAGCATCCTCTAAATTTATGCCTTGTTGAGCTAAAGCCGCTTGTATATTAGCCTCTAATAATTGCTTTTCTTGTTCATCTGGTTCTATTTCTAAAAATATTCCAAAGTCATGAATATGCAAATTATTTAATTCTTGCAAAGCACCTACCGTAAATTGGCCTAAAGCACTAATGAATGCTTCTTTTGTTGGATGAAATTCTAGCACATCTTTAAATCTTAAAGATATTGCTTCGGCTACAGTACCAGTAATAAACATACTACTATCTAATATATGCCTAGTTGCTACATTACTATTTGCAGCTGCTAATTTTTGTACGCCTACTAATGCCTTAGGGTCTGGATCAGAACCATCTCTTGCTTCGTTTAAACCAGTTATATCACGTATCATTTGTAAATACTGGTTGTAAGCGCCTATAAGTACTTGTATTTGATTACCGCCACCACCTGGAAGCTCTTGTATTGGAACTTTACCAGGGTTAATATCGCCTTCTGTATTTAAAGACCTGCCTATAATAGACCCTGTTTGAAAATACATATTTAAAGCTTCTTGCGGATTGTAGCTTGTTCCATTGCCTAAATCAATTTCTGATAAACCATCCGCGTCTAAATAAACTCCAGAAGGAACCATTTTTTGAATGGCTTGTTGCATTTTTAAATGCGTTAATTGAATTAAATCCGCATAAGGTGTCATTTTTGAAACAAGAGAATCTATTTTGCCTTTATATATTCTAGGGGCAGAAACAATATAATTCATTAACACTTTATTAGTATTAGAAAAAGGCCGAATCATATTAGATGCTTTTTCCCATTTTAGCAAAGCACTGCTACCTAAAGCATATACACCTTCATAAATAACTTCTCTTGCTTGAGCTACTCTTTGAAACCTTGTTCTTTTATCTTTAGGTGGATTAAAATCATCTGATTTTTGTATAGCTCTTGCACCACCAGAAGCAGTTTCTTTTATTTTATAAACATCATTTTCAAATGTTTTCCAATTGAAATATAATAAAGTTACTGTATTGCTATCTTCTTCTTGTCCTCTATTTCCTATAGAACTTGAATATGAACTATATGAATTTCCTTTTTGTCTTAAATCCTCTAATTGTTCAATGTCTAAATTTGGAAATTGTTTTTTAAGCTCATTTATTTTTACTCTTTTAACTTCACCAAAATAATAACAGTCTTGAAAATTAGGATCTTCTGTATATGACCAAACTAAATTAGCAGGATCTACATAATCTAATTTTATACCATCTGTATTATTAAAAGAATGCTTTACAGCACCTATGCCTATTACAGCAATATCGTAATCTACACGTTTTTTTATTTGTTCGTATTTATTACTTAAAAATATATTTTGAATTGCTTGTTCTTGCGCTATTTCAATACTTTGTTTATATTGTAATTGCATATATAGTTCAAGCTCTTCAGTGTTTTGAGGAGCATCATCATCAGGAACATTTCTAACATCTACATTTAATGTATTTTTTATATTGTCTATTAAAGATTTTGCATTTATATCTCTCTGTATAGAATTAACAAATTCAGTTCTTCTACCTGTTGATATTGGATCTTGTGCAAATGCTTTTACAGAAAATAATCTATCCTGCATGCCGTTAACAACTATGTCAACAAATTTAGGTACTATTGGAACTGGCTTCCAGTCTAAATTTAAATAAGATAAATCTCCGTTTATAGCAAACTCGTCTTTATATTTATTAATAGATTGTTCACCTCTAGCATATAACCTAAGCCTATGGTATTCATCTCTAGACTGATGGAATCTACCAGATACCCCGTCTTTATTGAACCAATCTTGCTCAATAGCTTTTGCTACTTTTGTTCCGTAATCTATTGATTGTTTCTCTATGTCTAGCACTGCTTGACTAGGAAATTCAATATTTGTTTCAGTATATGCCATATTTATTTAATTAGCATGCTTTTATTGCCTTCATTCTTGTATTTTGAAAACGAAAAATTAAGCTTTTTCGTTGTTCTTTCTTGCTTTGGTCTATATAAATGTTTTCTACAAGCCATTATAGCTAAGCCACTGCTTATAGATGCATCGTGGGCTGTACGTTTTGATATATCAAATTTAGCCCAATCTTCTAATGTTCTTTGAAAATACATATTTCCATAATCTTCACCTAAGCTGCCAACGTTTTCTTCTATATATGATTCTATTGCAGCTGCATGTGCTTGTCTTATATCTTCAGAAGTATTAGGTATACCCCCTAATTCAAATTCTGTTTTTGATAAATTACCTCTAAGTTTATCCGGGCGATTCATAGAATACCCTCTATATCCTCTTCTTTTAAAATGATACAGCAATCTTGGCTTATTATTTTCTGCTAATATAGCCATACCATAAAAAACGCAAGCCATTAAAACATCTTCAAAAAATATTTCGGCTGTTTGAGGCCTTGCAA